CGATTGAAACAACGGCAGACAAATCTATTTCGGATGTTTACACATTTGGTCACACTTACAATTCGGTTACTAATAAATTAATACTCAGAAACGATAATAGCGTTAATTTTATTGCTTTGGGGATAGTTGTGGGTTCGTCATTTATCATTAAAACACCTGATATAAATGCAGCTACTTACACTGTATTTTCAGTCGATGCTACTGAATTGCAATTGACACGTGTTAGCACCGGCACAAACTCAAACGCAGGGGATGGAGTTCGACAAACAAACTTTATTTACTTTATTTCTTTGAGTGAAATTCCTTTTTCTAATTATACAAATGAAGGTTTTACTTCAATTGAAAATATAAACGGCTCAGATAGTTACAGTAATTTACGCTATTCCGCCAAAAGAAATATAAATAATTTTTGGAATAGTTATTTAGCTGCTGCAAATTTATATTGGAAAGAACGTCCTTTAAAAAACTTTTGGTATAAAAATAATCCAGAATGTGAAACTACATATTTAGGCGATACGGTAATTGAAGGAAGCGATATCAACCCGTCAAATCCAATTCTTACACCTGTCATGTATGAAGATATTGTTTTTTCAGATGTTGAGTTTTCGGATTATATTGTTTTAGCTAATAAAATACGGTCAATTAGGGGTTATATTAGAGCTATTGATAATAATGATAGAGTTATAAAAATTTATCCTGTAGACGTGTTATATTCTCTTAAAGATAAACTATTATCGATTAAAGCAGAGGAAAAATATGAACCTGCTTATATGACAATTGTCACGGATAACCCTTTTATTTTAATCAATAATGAAACAAGGGTATTAACTATTAATTACGAAATTAAAAACAACAAAGTTTATATTTATGACGACACAAGGCAGTTGCTTTATAATCCTGTTTATTGGATGGAAGTTTCAGTAAATGGCGCAATTCCTTCAAGTATAGAACTTTTAGAAAGTTGGTTAAATTTATTAGCTTAATTTGTTTATATTTGTTACGAATAATATTAACGCTGAGATAGCAGGGATATATGGCATTAGTAAAACCTTTTATTAATATTTACCGAACTAAAGAGGAAGCCTTCTATTTTAGAAACTCCCCTATTAACTCTCAATTCATCTTTAGAGGAGTTCAATTATTACCTAATAATTCAGCGAAATATGTGCAAATTACGGACACACCTGATGGAATTAATCTTGAGGATTGGACTGTTTTCGCTGTTAATTTATGTACTGACGAAAAGACGGATATTACAGATTTTTTCTTAGTTGAAGTTCTGACAAATTCAGAAAACGGAGACCCTCAGTTTTATTGGTCATTGAAAGATGTGCCTTTTGATTTTGGATGGGATTTGGTTTACTTAGAAGTAACTCAGGCAATAGGCGAAACATTCTATAGCACTCCATTTCAATTAACTGATATTGATTCAGAATATACAAGCCAAATCCATTATAAAGAAACTAAAGACGATGTATATCAGTCTGTTGGTTTGCAATGTTGGTACTTAGATGAAGATTTACAGACTGAAATTACTACAGGATATAAAATATCAAAGAATCAAACTGTAATAAAAAATAAACAAGAAACTTACTTACATTTATTCAGAACTCAGGATATAGCTAAAAACATAGCAATTCAATTAAATAGAGCGGTTTCAAGTCCTATTTTTTACTTAAATTATATCAGATACTATTTGAATGAAGCAATTGAAGTTCCTGAAAAAACATCACAAGAAAATTTTGTAACACTAGATTTTCCTATTTCACCAGACTATAACGATAATTTCTTTGGATTAGCGGATTATAACGGGGTTGACTATGGAGAAGCTGATTATAACGTATAGAAATGACATATAGCGAAATACAAGCTCTAATTAACTCAAATCTAGCGAGCGGAAACAAAATCCCTGCATTAAAACACAGGGAAGTTGAACACGCTTTACTTGATTATATACAGGCAAACATTGCTCAAAGTGGTGATATTAAGCGTATAAAATGTGATATTACATACCTAAATGACAATTTTGAAATAGATGGTTTAGGCAAAAACCTTCGGTTAGGTTGGGCGATTTGCAATGGTAATAATGGAACAGATGATTTAGCTGGACGTGTAGGAGTTGGTTTTGGGATTGGGTGGTCAACATTAGGAGCTATCGGTGGTGAAGCAGAACATACACTAATACTTAACGAAATTCCTGCACATACACATAACGCACCTGCTGATGGTGGTAGTACTTTCTCCAGCGGAAATTATTTTAGACGTGAATCTGATAATACAGGAAATTTGCAAACATCAAGCGCAGGAGGTGGATTACCTCATAATAATATGCAACCCTATATAGTACAATTGTACATCATGAAATTATGAGCAGTTTAATAATAACAAAAGAAACAGGCAATTTATTTTCGTTAGTTCTTGATGGAGGTACTCCAATAAGAAGCGACCAAAACAGGCTGACCACTAAAGGTAATTTTTGCGATTTTAAAACTGCCAACGGTGCTAATATAATCCAAAAGCAAAACATACTTTTTTCAGAAGTAACCTTAATAGCTAGTGGAACATTTACATTTGCAAGTGTCACAGAATTATGGGTAAAACTTGATGAAGTTGGTTTCTTCGATGGTTTAGCAACAGGTGCAGGCGGTGGAGTTGATGAATTTGTGGAATTACTAGACACTTTCCCAAGTTATCTTGGACGGGACGGACAGGTATTAATCGTAAATGAATCTGAACAAAAAATAGACACTCAAGCTGTTTCATTATTTAGCGCAGCAGATAAAGCAAAACTAGACGGAATTGAAACAGGTGCTCAAGTAAACGTAACACCAGATTTTAATATTACAAACCCAGCAACACCAGGATATATAGCGAACAAACCTGATTTCACAATAGGGACTATATACAGTATCGATTTTGCTAGATTAGAAGCACCACAATCAGATTTTGAAATACCAGAGAATACAGTAGCTAAATGGGCGTTAGTCAACGGAACTGTTTACGTGCCTTTGTCCGCTAATAATGTAGCTGAATTTAACACATTCACGCAGGACGTTAATGTTGTTACTTTCACAAATGAATTATCAATCAATGAATATCCAGTAATTTTTTATCAATAACAGCCATGAAAAAAATAATTTTATTTTTATTATTAATTCCTTTTTTGTCATTTGGACAGACAGCAAACGGAACGGAAACCAAAGCAAATGCGTTTAGAGCGTTAAGCCCTCAAACCGTAACTTCCCCAACTTTTTTGACCACAACTGGCACGGATGGGACACAGGGGAAATCTAGCAACGTTGTAAATCAATTAAATAGCGCAAACAATAGCGGTATATTATCGTTTGACGGGTTAGCCGTAAATACAGACCCAACAAAATACGATATAGGTGCAGGAGTCGGATATGTAATGAACTCCCTTACAGGAGTATCAACAAAGGTTACTTGGACAGCACAGACAGCACAAACAACACCTTACTTACTTACCTCTGTAGCTACTTATGTGTTGAAAGATAATGCAGGATTGACAGTTTTGCAAAACTCAGCACCGACACCTCAACAATATCGGACACATATTTATCTGGGTAAATTAGCACATACAACATTTACAACTATTCTTTTTGCGGTTTCTGAACCATCAAGAATGTTTGACACAACAGGTCAAGTTTCAGATATTAATAAGTTTTTAGGAAGTGGAAATATTGAAGGAAACGCAATCACATACAATGGCGCAAACTTAAATATAAACGCCTCTGCAGGTATGACCTATAGACCGGGTGCGAATTATTTAAACGATAGAAATTCACCAAGTATCACGACTGAAACATCATTTACGGCGGGAACTTTTAGAAACAAATTCCGCAACGGCTCTGGAGGTTGGTCAGCGGTAAACACAACGACGATAGACCCTAATTATTATGATGATGGAACGGGTATATTAGCGGTTGTGCCTAATAATAAATGGACGATTAAAGTTTTTTGGAGATTTGGAGGTACGGGGACAATTCATTGTGATTATGGCCAGACTGTTTACGACAGTAAAGCACAAGCTTTAGAAGCAGTAGGCAAAGCGGTTACGGCGGAAGACCCAGAGACTAAGAGAGATGCTTCAAAAAGAGGTTGGCTAGTTGTAAAACAAGGTATTACCGTCTTGAACGATATTACAACGGCTGAATTTTTACAAGCTGATAAATTTGGCGAAAGGGCATCAGGTGGCAGCTCAACTGCAACCATGCAAACAGCTTACAACAATAGCGTAACGCCTCAAATTACAACATCTACAGGGTTGGGAGCAGTTTCTTTTAAAAGAGGCTCAGCAGCGGACACGGATAATGTTTTAGTTGTTCAGAATGGAAGCGGAAGCGATACTTTTTCTGTTAAAGGAAATGGAGATACATCTGTTTTTGGGTTATTAGCAGGGTTTAATGGAAATTTTTCATCTAGTATGCAAGCTGCATCATTTAACGTACCTGGGGGTACTTCTTCACAATTTTTAAAAGCTGATGGTAGTGTAGACTCAAATGTATATGCGACAAATTCATCAGTTGTACATTTATCAGGAACTGAAACAATATCAGGAAACAAAACATTTACAGGTCAAAATACTTTTACAGCTGCCTCAAGCAGCACGGCTATAACGGCGACTGCTTCGACTTCTGGAAATGGAATTACCGTAAACAACAACTCTAATGGGAACGGATTTACAGTTAATAATAATTCTACTGGAGTAGGCGAAATTATTAATAGTGCAACGGCTTCAACTTCTGATTTGACGAGATGGCAAAAGAATGGAACTACGACTTCTAAAGTTGACCATAACGGAAATATTACAGGAGTATCTTTTATTAAATCAGGAGCAACAGCAGGAAACATACTTCTCGCAGGAGGTACAGATATTGCGCAATCTACTTTTGCTACAGCAACAGGAGGTACAGGATATATCCAAAATCAAAATGCATCTGCTCAGTCTGCTAATTTTAACATTACTGGAACAAACAGTTATATTGGTACTGCAAATTTTTATAACTCACCAACCTCACTATATCCTGCTTTTTTTAAAAATGCAGCCACGTCTTTTAACATAAAAGGAATAACAGACCAAGATATTAATATTATAAATCAAGGTACTGGGATGACAACTATATCTGGAGGATGGGGACTTGGCTTTAAAGCGGATGTTGCAGGTACATCTAATGGACCAGATTATGGTGTTGGGGTTGCTGGAATTAACTATAGACCACCTACTGAGTCAATGACTAAGAATTTCTTATTAATAAGAGCGGGTCAATATGTTTTTGAAGATGATAATGCTGATTGGCAAATGATAATAACCCCAACAGGAGTAAATATTGGAGGCGGAGCTACTCCTGTAGGTGGTGCTGTTCCTGTAAATAAATTTGAAGTTGATGGGAATGCTTGTATTGGCGAAAATTACGATAGAGTTTATTCAGCACCGCCAAACGGTTTAATTGTAGAGGGTTCCTCTGGATTCGGAACATATACGCCTTCCACTAACTTCATAACTGAGTTTGCAAGTGCTTCGTCTCTTGGGTTTCCTAATACATCAGGAAGTGCCCAAACAGGTGGTACATTAAGGATTAGAAATGCAGGCAGTGATGCAGTTCTTGACATTGGAAATAACTCAGGTTCTGGTGCGTGGTTACAGTCTACGAATAGAGGTAATTTGTCATCGAATTATCCTCTATTATTCAACCCTAACGGAGGAAACGTATTAATCGGCACAACAACAGACAACGGTAATAAGCTAAGAGTAAATGGAACTGGGTATTTTGATGGAGGAGTTAGCATACCTCTTAGCAATAGCTATTCTATAAACGGGGGTAGATTTGTTTTTCATAATGGTACTACCTATCTTGGTGACGTAGACAACATTAGCCCTGGTTCATCTACTATAATTCGTAGTGGAGGAAGCGACGCCATATCTATAACCTCCGCAGGAGTTACTAGAATTTCATCCTTAGCAGGCACGGGCACACGAACAGTTGTAGCAGATGCAAGTGGGAATTTAGCAGCTAGTACAATAGTTACAAGTGGAACATACACACCGACGTTAACAAACACAGCTAATATAACAGCTAGTTCATTGACTAACGCAACTTATACACGTATCGGAGATATTGTGACTGTAAACATCGGTTTTAGTGTTGACCCAACAGCAGCGAACACGAACACAGTTCTTACGATAACTTTACCTATTGCGAGAACAGTATCGACTGTTTTAAATTCGGGTTCTGGTGCTATTTTTCAAAGTAATACAAGGTTGCCTGCTAATTTTCAAACAAGCGCAAATACAACACAAGGGGTAATATACATGTACCCAAGCAGTACAGGTACTTATGGAGGTAGCGTAACATTTCAATATAATCTTAATTAAATATAAATAAATATGATAAGTAAATTGAAAAATTGGTGGTTTGCCATTGTAGCAGCCGGGTTAACAATTCTGGATTTAGGTTTTGATGTTGTAAATCCATTTTTGGCTGATTTAGGAGTCGAAGGAAAGATTTTGACGGTAATAAAAGTAATCTTTGGATTATACGCTATTATTAAATTGAAAAAATCTTTACCAACTCAAAACGCTGAAAGGCTTAATGAAATGGTTCAGTCAATAGGAGGCACACAGATACCGCCTCAAAAAGATGAAAAATAAACATCTAATATTGTTACTATTAGTGCCTTTGTCAGAAGCGAAGGCACTTTTTTATAGTTCTGATTTACGTGTATCTTGGTACTTGTTTAGTGATAATAAAAGATACTTGTGTAATGTTGTAGAAGACTATTCTAACGTGCTTATTTTAGGAATAGCGTTTTATTACATGGCTTTCGTAAAAATTGATATTACAATAAGAAAAATTTGCTTATTTTTGTTTATATTAAATGCTTTTGATTTAATCCATTTAGGATTAATGGATAGTATTTATTTTGTGCCCCTAAAATTATTACTTACCTATTTTGCCCTTAGAATATGCAGCAGATTAAAGCATTCTTAAATTTTTTAAATTACACTGGTTATTGTGTATGGAGCTTATCAATTTATAGTTTTTTGGACGAACTATTAAATAATAGCGTAAATTTGAAAAGCATTAATAGTTTTTTATCCTGTATAGCCACGGTGGTTGCAATTGCTTTTGGTATTGCGAAATTGTTTTTTTTTATAAGAGATTCTATTACTAAAAGTCAACTTTTAAAAGAAGATTTACAAGATAGAATTGACAAAAGAAATAACTCAGGAATTAATTTTTACAAGAAATTCAATGATGAATTTAACAAGCAATCTAAGTTATGAAACTAGACAATCACGGATACAAATTAATAGCAGACTTCGAAGGACTTTCTTTAACACCTTATTTATGCCCTGCAAAAATACCAACAATAGGGTATGGAAACACTTACTATCCAGATGGTAGACGTGTGACTGTGTTGGATAAAAAAATAACTGAAAAAGAAGCTTTAGAAATTCTTAAAGTAGTTGCGGATAAATTTGCTAAAAACGTCGCTAAGCACTTAAAAAAAGAACTTACCCAAAATCAATTTAACGCTTTAGTTTCATTTGCCTATAATGTTGGTTTGGGTAACTTTACAACATCGACACTTTTAGCTAAAGTAAACAAAGACCCGAACGATAATACTATTTCAAAAGAGTTTATGCGATGGACAAAAGCAGGAGGTAAATCTTTAAAAGGACTTGTTAAAAGAAGAAACTACGAATCAGCTATATACTTTACCCGCTAAATGGAAAAAGGAACTATCAATTTAATCTTTTGTGCGGTTATTGCTTTAATCATATTATTAAAATATTCCTAAAATGAATAGATACGTACATACCTATAAAGTGCTTTTTGCTATCCTCATATTGTCTATAATATCGATTTTATGCTCATGCGGACACCGAACAACTGCAACCGAGAAAAAGCAAATTAAAACCGATTCATTATACATTGAAAATACACGTGTTTTAAGCCAAAATATAACTTGGAGCAATATAGGCTCAATTAAACCATTTGATGCGCTTAAACCTATGATAATAGACGGTAAAGAGTATTTTAATGTATCATTGCATTTTGATAAAAGCATCAGCACCGGCATAAAGATTGAAGGCAAAGAAAATCTAAGCTATACCAGTTCTGAAATCACATCAAAAAATAAGCAATCAGAAAAAAGAGACTACACTATATTAATTTTAGGTATTTTTACCGTTGTGGCATTGTTTTTGTTTTTATACTTCTATCTTAAATCATTAAAATTATTATGAAAAAACTATTTGAAAAATTCTACGACAAAGTATCAAACTTTTTATTTGATAAAGACGTAAGATGCAGATACTAACCACTTATTTAAGTGGTTATTTTTTTGCATAAAAAAACCCTCCGGAGAGGGCAAAAACTATCGAGGTAAAGATAGTTAAAATTTTACTTCAATATCAAATTCTTTTCTTTCCCATTGACTATTTTTTTGTATTTTTAAAATATAGTCATTTTTAATAATTGAAGCTTCTTTTATTCTTTCTAGCATTAATGAAATTGTCTCCTCACATCTTGGTATTTCTATTTCGTGATAGTACTCAGAACCATCATGTACGGTATAGAAAAATAAATATGCAATATTCCTATTTGTACATAGCATTTGAAACTGAACTTGATAAAAATAGTTTTTGCTATATTCATTTTCAGCGACCATCTTAAAAAAAGCGTTTGATTTTGGGCATTTAATTTCTAAAATACCATTTTCACCAACTAAACCATCAGGAGAAGCTCCTGCATTTTTTTCATATTCAAAAAAAGAACATGTTTCTACATCTATAAAATCCATCGCTTTAATTTGCTTAAACTTTTCAAATGCAAGCGGTTCTAATTCTGTTCCTCGTTGCATATCGTAAGATTCGAAAGGCTCGTCTATTTGACCAAAAAGTTCTTCAATAGCTTTTTCAAAAGCATAGGTTTTTCCTGTTTCTCCCAATCCTTTTACACCCATTAATTTATGAACCTCAGAAGCGGTAAAGCGTCCATTTCTCAGTTCAAACCATTCACTACTCCTTTGTTCCATGTTGTATATATTTTTGTTCCATTTCTGGAGTTATTGAATATTTAGTTTTTATTTGTTCAATTGTTGCGTTTGCTTTTTTTGCAGCTTCAAAATTTGACTCTGTAAATTCTGGAAGTGTTTTTTTTAATATAGGCATAACAGGCTTAATTCTAACCCCGTCTGTAATAGCACCCATCATACGAACATTTCTATCTACATACAATTCAATTGTCATGCCTTTCCAATTTTCTATAACATGACATTCTTTTCCAATTAAACCATTTTTCTTTGCAAATCCAGCTAATATTTTATTATTAGTTGAATTTAATTTTAATGGTTTTATTAGCTGCGTAAAATAGCAAAATATACCATCCATTTTTGTACCTGATACATCTACATTTGTTTCATATTTTACCTCCTTAATTGTAAAAATTAGGGGTATTCCGTCCGTTTCTAATGCATCTAAATCAGCACTAGCTAAGTGTGTTGACTTTCGATATTTTCGCCAGTCTGTATGCGTTGTTGTTTCCATTTTTGATAGTTTTTAAAAGTTATTACTGTTTGTTAAAATGGTAAATCGTCAGCTTCTGGAATTTCATTGCTTCCTTCTTCTAATGGTTTAGGAGATTGTTGTTCGCTTACTTTTAAATTTCCGCAATAAACTTTTTCTTCTTTTGTTGCGTCTTTAAAAGCAATCTGAACACTAGCGTCATTGCCATAATTATCTTTTTCGTCATTTATCCAAACGTTTACATTAAGATAAATTTTACCATTTGAGGCTTTTGAAAACGCTTTATTTCCTGATTTTGCCAATTCTAATAGTTTTGTGAAGTCTAAGCTTCCGTAAAGTAGTTTACTCATAGTTTTATATTTTTATACCACAAACGTACGATAAACATTTTAAATAAAAAAATAAAATATTGGAAATTTACGCCGTATATTTGCAATGAACTTAAAAACATTATAATAATGGAAACATATAATATTACATACGAAGGCGTAGATTATGAAGTGTCTGGGGAATGGGATTCGGCAGATGAAACAACCGGGTACAAAGGCGGTTTTTCTTGGATGACAATAAAAATAAATGATATGGACGTATCATGGCATATTAAAGAATACGTAATAGAAGCATTAACTGATATAATTGTACAATGAAACAAGCAGACGAAATAAAAAAGCTATGCAAAACACTTGGTTTGAAAATTGGCGATGTTTTGAGAGAAGCAAAAGTCTCAGATGATACGCTATTCAATTGGAGCAAAAAAGAACCTAAATCTTTCGAAACTAAACGTAAGATTTATGAAGCAATTGAAAAAATGAAGTCTAAATCACAACAATAGGCGGTTGCCACTAACGGCCGCAGCTACAATTTCGGCGTGGCAGGACACAAAACCATATTTCGGTTACGCCAGAACTCAACAAAAAAGCCAAGTGCTTAAATTAAAAACCAATAAAAACGCTGAAATGTAGCTGTTGTTATCTTTCAGTTGCGGGTAAATTAAACTAAAATTATGTCAATCAGAGGAAGAAAAAAAGGAATACCAAACGGAAATACAAAAGGTTCTGATATTTGTGATTACTGCGAAGGGATTGGATTTCATCACGGCAAAGAATGTGTAGCTTGTAATGGAACTGGAAGTGAAAGAACAAGAAGGCAATTGCAAAAAGCCTATAACTCTCAAAATAATTTACCAATTAATTACAATTTAACAGACAAAACAAAATAATAATGAAATCGAAATTAGAAAACATTAACGGAAATAGCTATTTAACTTTTAAAGTAAGTGAAGAAATGGGATTGATGCAATTACCTGTAATAACAAAAGGCACAAGAGAGGGAACTAATTCTTGGACTTGGAATGGAGATTTAGAAAAACCAACATTAAGACCAAGTATCAGAACATCTTATCACAACGGAAAAGAAATGACTGAAATTCATTATTGGTTAAATGATGGAGTTTGTGATTGTCTATCAGATTGTAAAGATGGTAATTCTGGTAAAAAAATAGAGTTGTTAGAACTCGAATCGTAGCAATTGAAGATAACGTTTAGCGTGTATGGGAAGTGGCGGAGAGTTTGCCGATTGCTTCCAAGTACAGACTGATTTTAAAATTAATAACCCAAACTCAAAAACACAAAATTAACCCGCCATTTCTTATACACGCTGTTGCTGGCTGTTTTTATTCTAAAATTATGAATTTACTTAAAATAATACCTAAATCTAAAACAATAGTCGTTGCTTTTTCTGGAGGCGAAAGTTCCGCAAAAGCATTAGAATTGGTTTTAAATAAGTTTAGAGAAACAAATAAAATTATAGTTTGTTTTTGCAATACTGGAGAAGAAGATGAAGAAACATTTGTTTTCAGTAAAAAAATAGCTGAATATTTTAATGTAACAGTTGTATGGCTAGAATATGAAAGTGAAAGAGGTTTTAATATTGTTGATTTTGAAACTGCCTATAGAATTACAGACTGGGAAGAAGAAAATGAATATCCTAACCATCCTTTTCATAAATGGGTAAAAGATTACGGATTGCCACAATATCCTGAAAGAACTTGCACAAGGGAAATGAAAGAAAGAACCATTACACGTTACCTTTCATCTATTGGAGTAATGCCGAGAATGTGTGTTAGGGTTGTTGGGATTAGATTTGATGAAATAGCAAAAAGAAAACCAAATCCAAAACAATATTATCCATTGATATTAGAAGGAGTTACTAAACCGTCATTAAATCGATATTTTCAATTTGAAATGCCTTTTAGATTAGAATTACCATCTATTTTAGGAAATTGTGGAGCTTGTATTTCAAAATCAATAAGAACCTTATGTACTATTGCTAGAATTAGACCAAGAAAATTTAAGTTTTTTAAATTTCTTTCAGATAAATATGGCGATGGTAAATGGACTTTTTACAATGGATATAAAACCATTGATGATATTTTTGAAATGGCAAAAGATGAAAAAATAAAAGATGCAGTTGATAACAGATTTAATTTCGCACATCAACAAGATTTATTTTTTGATGCGGAACTAGATTCAGAAGGAGCTTGTTCCGGTGTATGCGAGGCGTTCTCGTAAAATAGCCACTAACATTCATTATTGTAGCAGTTAAGGAAAAGTATGCCTAATACTTCGATTAAAGACCAATATTATAAGTACAAGACAGTAAATAAATTAATTAATAACCAAAGCCTTAATTGCTACAATATATTGTTGTAGGTAGGTTTTTTAACAACACGAATTATGACAAAAGACGAATTAAAATTTAACGATGTTATACATTGTAAAACAAAAGACGAATTTAATAGAATTATCGATATTTTAAGAATTGACAAAGAATATTTAATGTGGGATGTTTACGAAGAAGATACCGTATTATTTCCATTTGATGAACAATATGGATCGATTGACGGTTATTGCGAAGAAGAAAAGATGAATGTTATAGATTCCACAAAAATAACATATGCGTAACTTTCGCCAGAAAGTTGCTCGAAGCTGGAATATAACGTTCTAAATAACCTCAATTTGCCTATACGATAACCACTTTCGAAAAATTGAGGTTATTGCTTGTTGCCTGCTGTTTTTTTTGTAATTATTTTTAATATTTTTCTATAAAATGTATTGTTTATGTAAATATTAGTTGTATATTTACACCATAGAAATAAACAAATAGAAATTATGACAACTACAACAGTATTAAAATTAGCAAAAAAGATTTACAACGGATGCGAAAGAAACGCTTATATTAAATCACAAGCAAAAAAAGCATATTTCTTTTTAACTATAAATGGATTAAGAGAAATGGAATTAGAAACAGAAGAAAATTGTTACTCAATGTTAGTAGATATTTTCGGAAGTGTAATTAAAGGAGAAGTTTAACTAAATCAGGGGTGCGACTGTAACGCACTAATATTATGAAACGATTTAAAGTTATTGACCCAAGCGGCAGAACAGAAACAGGAAGGTATAATACTATGATTGAAGTTGTACAGGATTTGCAAAGTTCAAAAAGAGATTTGTCTTTACAAAATTATATGGTAGAATGTTTAATAGATGAAATTGAAATTGATGCAGATGAATTATTAGATGCTTGGGATAGAGGAGAAAGATTTGAAGATTTACAATTTTTTTAATATGCAAAGAAAAAATATAATAGTGTGCATACAACCTTGCACACTTACGCCTGAAGTATTTGGAAACTTTAAAAAAATGTGTGAAGCTAAAGATTTCCCATATCACAGCTTAAAAATGAAACCTTTTCCAATTCTGTTTAAAGATTTTGTTATCCACAAAGTCGAGTTTAAATAGCAGGTAACGTTGAGCATTGTTGCTGTTATTGAAAGGACAAAACAATGCTTCGATTAAACACAAATTACAACAAATACAAACTGAATTATAAATTAAAGACTGATGCAATAATAGCTACAATGCATTGTTAGCGGTTCGGTTTTTTTAAACTAAACGAAATGAATTATAAATTTAAAATCGAAAAAGGAAGTAAATCAGGAGTTTCATTTTCTAATAATAAAATACCGAGTGGATTATTCAATTTATTAAACAATGCTTGTCACGAAGCAATGAATAGATTTAATGGCAAATTAGATTGGATTGAATCATTTGTTAGGTTTGAAAAAGATGGTAAAAAATATGAACAGATAAAATCCGAAAACCAATGTGTAGGATGTGTCTTTTATAAAGAAAATTGCATTCATCCATTTTTTGAAACAAAACCTTATTGCACAGGAAAAATTTATATTGAAACAAATGAAAAGTAGAGAACATGTTGTTACAAATGGTAGAGCCGTATTTTATGCTTGCTTGTGGGAAGATTTTAGAAAATCAGCATTAGATTGTGGTTGGGCCTTAGGACTGCACGGAAGTTTAAACAGCGATATGGATATTATGGCTATGGCTTGGACTGAAAATGCAAAGCCTGTTGAAGAAATGATTTCAGCCTTAGAAGATTGTTTAACCAAGCCTGATGAAAGAATTTTTAGAACAGAAAAAAGTACTGATAAGCCAAATAATAGGGTTGTTTATACGATTCATATTTTTTCAGATTTCTATCTTGACGTAAACGTGATTGAAACTGACCGCTAACTCGTTGATTGGCGCATAAAAAGTATTATTTATCTATGGGAAAAGCGATAAAATACACAAAAGTTAAGGTTATAAAAATAACCGAAATACAGCATGAAACTTTGTGTAAAATAGCCGGGTATAAAATAAATGTTGCTAAATTCATTCGTGATGCAATCGCAGAAAAAATAAAAATGGAACACGAAAATTTAATACCTAAACCAAAAAAATCCGATTACCCATTTTAAACAAATAAACATGACAGAACAACAATTTAAAGAGAAAATAAAGACTACCGGTACCTTCATATCCTTTCCTAAATTTAAGCAGGATATTACGCTAAAACGAAAGAATGTAGCACATTTATCAGACTTATTAGGTCAGGCAGAAAGATTAGGAATTGAATATCTTAAACAAAATCAAAACATAAGCCAGAGCGATGTAAAACTTGTAAATGATTTGCTATGAAATATTCACCAGACCAAAAAAGAAAAGCAATCCGACAAAGTGAAAATATATACACGAAATCGGTTGAAAAAAGAAAAAAATTAGAGAAAGAATTTCCTGTAACAGTTCATTTAGAAGGAAGTTTTTATATTGTTGAATCGAAAATAAATGAGTTATGCCTTTAGAATTTTGGAACACAAATCACAACC